GCATAGTATCTTTAATAGATTTATTTTAGAGTTTAAATTAAAACAACAAATAAGAAAACAGTTTGAAACTTATCTAGACCCAAGACAAGTTGCCGAACTACAAAAAGACCCTAGTAAATTAAGACTAGGTGGTGAAAGAAAAGAGATGAGTTTTCTGTTTATGGACATTGTAGGATTTACACCAATATCAGAATACTATAAAAACAAAGATGACCCAGAGGGATTAGTTGAAGTTATCAATGACTATCTAAATCGTATGACTAAAATTGTTTTGAAGAATGGTGGAACAGTTGATAAGTATATGGGTGATTGTATCATGGCATTTTGGAATGCACCACTTGATTGTGAAGACCATGCCGAGATGGCAGTCAAGACTGCTATTGAATGTGCAGAGGAAACAGAAAGACTAAAACAGAATTTTAAAGAGAGAGGATTACCAGATATTAACATAGGCTCTGGTGTCAATACAGGAACATGTATAGTTGGAAACATGGGTAGTGATACAAGATTTGATTATTCAGTCATTGGAGATGCAGTGAATTTAGCTGCCAGATTGGAAGCAGCAACCAGAAACTATAAAGATGAAAATGGTGGTATCGTATCTACTCTATATTCATCATATACTATGGAAAAATTGAACAATATAAAATCTATGAAAGTTGATGAAATCAAAGTCAAAGGAAAGGAAGAATTAATCACTATCTATAGACCCCTCTAAATGAGAATGATTCTCATTTACACCCCCCAAAAATAAGGGCAAAATAACCCTTGACAATAGTTGTATGACCTGTCATAATGGCTACAGAATCATAAAAAGAGAGAGAAAATATGAGTATAGACATAGAAAAAATGAAAGATGAGATTGATTATCATATACAAGTTATGGATGAGAGAGGACAATTCCCTAATGTATGGACTTGTATGATATACCTAGATGAGAATTATTCTCATATTCGAAAATATTGGAATCACCCCATATTTGATAAGGAATATTGGGAAAAACCCCTAGATGAACAAGGACATAAGTCAAATTCAAAGTATTAAAATAACCCTTGACATGTCTTGTATGGATATGTTAAGATTGCCATGTAATTTAAATCAAGAGAGGTTGAAAATATGAAAGAGAGTATACGAAAAGAAATTATGAATATGGACTTATCAGAGTTAAATGGTCTGATACAATTTATTCGTGATGTACAAGTGATGAACGCAAAGTCATCATTAAAAGAAGGTCAACAAGTGTATGTAGTTCAAAAGACTAAAAGAGAGTTAGGTACACTTATTAAAATTAAACAAAAAAGATGTACTGTCGATATAGGTGGTCGTAGATATTCTGTACCGATGGCTATGTTGGAGGCTGCATAATGGGACAAGTGAAAGATTACGCTATGGAACAAGCTGAAAATATTCTAAATGTCACTGCTACTAAATTAGTTGGTGGTGACATATCAGAAGATGATGCTTTAGAAATCTTAGATAAGAACATGGACAATCTAGACATTCTAGGATTTGAAAATAAATTTGATGCCATTCAGGCAGTTTATGATTTAACCACTTCAATCGTAGGAGGTCGAGTTTGAGAGGTAGTTCTACAAAACCAAGACAAAAGTTTCAAGTAAAAAGTTACGAAAAGAAAAAAAACTTCAAGAAAAAACCACAGGAAAAAGCTGGTGGTCTAGAGGTAATAGTACATGGAGATGATATAAACAAAGCATTACGAATATTCAAAAAGAAAATTCTTAAAGCTGGTGTTTTGAATCTTGCTCATGACAAGCAATTTTTTACGAAGAAAAGTGAGAAGAAAAGATTGGCCAAGTCAGCTGGAAGACAAAGATGGTTAAAGAAATTAAGAGAAACACCAGGGCCACATCAAATGAAAAATAACTATAGAAGAAAAAAAGGACATTAAAATGGCAGACATAAAATTACTAAGACTTACCACAGGTGAGGACATTCTTGCAGAAGTAACATATTCTGATGATGTGACAACAAAAATATCAAAAGCATTTGTACTTATACCGATGGCTCAAAACCCTGGCGGTGGTTCAGAAACTAAATTATACTTTTCACCATTTATACCATTTGCTGAGAATGATGAATTTGTTATTAAAGAAGAAAATATAATAACAGTTAATGAACCTAAAAAAGAAATAAGAGATAATTATTTACAATACACAGGTCAAGTAGTGCCTGTAGAGAAAAAGATTATATCATGACAGATGAGACAAAAGACAATATAATTATAGGCCCTTGGTCAGGTCATAATAAAGTAAATAGTAAAGATGCGGAAAATTGGGTAAAGAAACAATATGATAGAGCATTAGAAAAAAATACTACTCAATTAGAAATGCAATCTAAGATACTTAAGGTTGATTCTATAACTGAAAATGTCATGGTACAATTAATTCATACTTTATCAGAGCAAGGTTATGATATAGGAAAGGAAGATTTTATTTTAGATGTAGGTTTCCTATCAGAGACAGTTAAGTCTGCTATGTTTAGACAAGAAAATTTACCACATATAATTCAAGGATTAGTTGATTCTCTAATGATACCCGATAGGACTGAAAATGAGGATGGCGTTGATATGCACTATTCTAAGTTCGATAGTGGTTTATTAAAAGAGTTGGTAGAGATGGCAGAAACTATATCAGAGGAGCAGACCGATATTGAATTTCTACCAGATACAGAATTAGAGACTGACCCCGAAAAGATATCAAAGTGGAAAGATGAAAAAGAAAAAGGTTCTTTACATAATTTGAGAACAGAAAAAATTCATGGTAAAGATGATGAAGATAATGATAAATGATTTTAAGAATTACAATAATGTAATCGCCGATATGACTATACGAGGCGTTAATTTAGTCAAATTAAATTTAATTTTCGAAAGGAGAAAATAACATGGGTAGAAAAGCACTATCAAAAACACAACGCGTATTAAATGCATTTGAATCAGGTAAGACACTTACTTGGTCTCAATTAAGAAGTCAGTTTGACCTAACATCACCACAAGCGATGGTTGACAAATTAAGAAGTCAAGGTCATATGATTTATATCAATAAAACTGCAAGTGGTACATCATATCGTATGGGTGAACCAACACAAGCTATTATTAATGCTGGTGTAGGTGCAGTATTGATGGGCGGTAAAGTTGATAAAACAATTATTGCTGCTGGAATCAAAGCACTTTATGGAACAGGAGTTTCATACGCTTCTTAATTAATTAAGAATTAGTTGGGTGGTCTTCGGGCCACCCTTTCTAAAGAGAGAGATATGAATTTAATAAAAATTATAGAAAAAGGATTACTAGGTGTGATTGCAATACTAACGATTGTTGCAACCATACAAGAGATAATAACAATATACATGGTAGGTAAAGTTAACCTACCTGATTTATTATTGTTGTTTATATACACAGAGGTTTTGGGTATGATAGGAGTATTCTACATGAGTAATAAAATACCTATCACATTACCATTGTTTATTGCCATGACGGCATTATCAAGATTGATAATACTACAAGGGAAAGACATGGACCCAAGTGCATTAGTTTATGAAGCAAGTGCGATATTACTCATTGCAATTGCTTGTCTAATTATACGATATCGACCAACAAATCAGAATACTGAATTATGATACTAATTGACATGAATCAAATATCTGTTGCATCTCTTATGATGCATTTGCATATGAACAAAGGTGAGTTAGAAGAGGATATGGTTAGACACATGATACTTAATTCTGTAAGAATGTATCGAACAATGTTTAACGAAGATTATGGAGAGATGGTTTTAGCATATGATTCAAAATCATATTGGCGTAGAGAATTTTTTCCACAGTATAAATCGAATCGTAGAAAAAATAGAGAAGAAGATAATAAAGATTGGAATAGTATTTTTGAAGTTCTCAATCAAATTAAAGAAGAGGTAAAAGAATTTTTGCCCTATAAAGTTGTAGAAACTTATGGAGCAGAAGCAGATGATGTAATTGCAACATTATGTAAACATTATCAAAGTGAGAAAATCATGATTGTATCTGGTGATAAAGATTTCATACAGTTACAAAAATATGACAATGTAAGTCAGTATAGTCCTATCACTAAAAAACTTGTGAATGGAGTTGACCCAAATGTCTATATAAAGGAGCATGTATTAAAAGGTGATAAATCAGATGGTGTTCCAAATGTTCTATCACCCGACCATACTTTTACAGATGAATTAAGGCAAAGGCCCTTGACATCTAAGAAGATGCATGATATACTTGCTACTGAAATTGATGATTTAAATGATGAATTGAAACGAAATTATCAAAGAAACTTTAAACTAATTAACTTGGATAATATACCAGAAAAATTAGAGTTAGATATACTAGATGATTTCAAAGGAGCTTCTTGTGGAAACAGAAGCAAATTATTAAATTACTTTATAGAAAAAAGACTAACAAGTCTAACTGAAAATATTGGAGAGTTTTAAAATGGTTAATATGGCAACTGCACAAAACAGTAACAATACATTACTCATTTCAGAAATCTTGGATAAAGTTCATAAAGCAAAAACCAAAGCTAGAAAGATTGAAATTCTACAACAGAATGATAGTGATTCATTAAGAATGATATTGAAAGCTTCTTTTGACCCTACTAAAGAATGGGTTATACCTGCGGGTGAAGTTCCATTTACACCAAATGACGCACCTGAAGGAACAGAGCATACAGTCTTGGCAATGGAAGCAAAAAAGCTTTGGCACTTTATCAAAGGTGCTGACAATGAAACAAAACAAGCACAAAAAGAAAACATGTTTATACAAATCTGCGAGGGTTTGTGTGAAGCAGAAGCAAGATTGTTAATTGCTGCTAAAGATAAAAGATTACATCAAGTTTATAAAGGCTTATCAAAAGATGTGGTAAAAGAGGCATTTGGTTGGGATGATAATTTCATGATTCCACCACCAGAGGAGTATCCACAGGCACCAGGTAGTGCCTCAGGAATTTAAAACTTTCCCGTTCATGTCGGCCTTCTCTCTCTCAACCTCATCATATGAGGCTGGCATGAACACCAGAGGTTATATATTATGAGTAGAGCAATCAAAAAAATACCATACAAGTTTGTTCATGTGTATTGGATTGATATTACATCTGATTCAGCATGGCGAAGTATAGAAGATGTTAAAGAAGAAACTTTACCTAGATGTCTAAGTACAGGTTTCTTAATTAGTGATGAGGATGAAGTCATTAGATTAGTTAGTGATTTTAATTTCAAAGAAGATGGCAGTATTGATGAATGTGGTAATTCTACCATCATTCCTAAATGTGTAGTACAAGAGGTCAAAGAAGTATCATGAGTTTCTACATACCAGATTCAGTAATTTATATCATTGCAGTAATATCTATGGCTTGGGTTTTACTGGTGATGCATAATCAACAGAAAAAAAGAACACAAGAACAAAATTCAAAGTGAAATGTTTGAACATGTAGTAAGAGTTCCTTTTGATATGAAACCAGTCTTTACTCAATGTGAAAGACCATCTTTCAATGCAAGTGATACAGATTTAGAAATACAAGCACAAAAGGTTATAGAATTAAATAATCTAGGTGAGAATATTTGGTTTGAAACTGAGACAGCAATCAAGGAAAATTTAGTTCATGAGACTGCTAAAAAGTTAGGTCTATTCAATGAACAAGATAGTTATCAATTATTACCAGACTGTAAAGATATTAAACAGCTAGGATTAGCAATAGAGGATGATGTTGTCATCATGCACAAAGGAAAACTAGAAGCTTGTTTTGTTGCATTCCCATCTAGCTGGAACGCTGGTGAAAAGGTAGGAAAAAGTTTAACAGAATTGCATGAACCTATTGCAGACAATGAAGCATTACTTCGTGCATCAGATGGTATTATGAGAGCCATGTGTAGTGGACAGTCATTTCACAGATACACTTGGGGCATATCATCTTTAAGTTGTTATAGTAATCACCCCTTGTATGAGAAACCAGAGATTAAAAATTTAAAAGATTTAACATTTAGAATTGAACATGAAAGGACAATGACAGTCAAAGAGGGAGAGACAGCAGTGTTTTTAATTCATGTTGATACTTATCCACTAATGGATGTATTAGAGACTGATTCTGGTCTAATTATACAGGCTATTGACAGTATGAGTGAAAGTGTGTTAGAATACAAGAATCTAATAGAAGTGAGGGAGTTATTACATGAACATATTTTATCTACATGAAGACCCAATACAAAATGCTAAATGGCATGTAGACAAGCATGTTGTAAAAATGGTTACTGAGTATGCTCAGTTATTATCAACAGCACATAGAATTTTAGATGGCACTGAATACGAGGGTAGGACTGCCAACAATAGAAGAATTAGAAGGTGGCGTTTGCCAGATAAAAGAGAAGATATATTATTTAAAGCAAGTCATGTGAATCATCCTTGTAATGTGTGGGTGCGTGAAAGTAAATCAAATTATCGTTTGATGTACGAGATTTACATGGCTTGTCTAGCAGAGTATACATATAGATATGGAAAAATACATGGTTCGACAAGACCATCATTGTGTTTGTTAAAAACACCAAAAAATATTAAGGACAAAGGATTGACAGAGTTACCACAAGCTATGCCAGAAGAGTGCAAAGTACCTGGTAACCCAATACAAGGTTATAAAAATTATTATATAAATTATAAAAATGGATTTGCTAATTGGAAGAATAGAACGAAACCAGAGTGGTACACATAATGCCTACATATACATTTGAAGATAAAGATACAGGTGAAGTATTTGATAAGTTGATGAAGATATCTGAGAAAGGACAATATCTAAAAGACAACCCTAATTTAAAATCTGTATTAACAGCTCCTAATTTTGTAGGAGACCATATTGTTAAAAAAATGGATGGTGGAATGAAAGAAGTATTCTCAAAAATAGGAGATGCTCATCCAAATACACCGATTGCAGATAGATTTAGTAGAAAATCTATTGCAGACCAAAGAAAAGATAAGGTGGTAAAAAAATATAATTTAGATAAATAGCTATGTGATAGCCAAAATACAAATAGACTATACACAGGAGACCTATCAAGGAATGATAGGTCTCTACCTTATGAGGAAGAGTAAATGGCAAAACCAACAGTAGGTGATATGATAGAACATTCGGAACCATCTTTTGAAAGAGTGGCGACAGGTAAAGTGACACAATTATTAGATATGCAATTTATATACGAAGTTCATAAGATAGTTGAAAAGGGTAGAGAAAAAATACCTGTTGATAAAACAAGCACAAGAATGTGCATGTATAGTGATTCTGGTGAATCTTGGAAAAAAATTTAGAGGATAGATATGTCAAAAAAGAAAGAAGTTACTTCGGGTGATTTAGTAAAAATAGAGCCGATTACAGATAATCAAAAACTAGTATTTGATAGTTACAAAGCAGGTCAAAATGGTTTTTTCTTTGGATGTGCTGGTACAGGTAAAACATTTGTAACCTTATATCAAGCACTCACAGATGTTTTAAAAAATGGAACAAACTATGATAAAGTGGTTATTGTTCGTTCACTCATACCTACAAGAGAGATTGGTTTCTTACCAGGTGATGAAGAGGACAAAGCTGCATTGTATCAAGTACCATATCAAAACATGGTACAGTTTATGTTTAAACAACCAAATGAAGATGCGTTTAAAGGTTTGTATGACGCACTTAAAAGACAAGGAAGTCTCTATTTTCTATCTACCTCATTTTTAAGAGGATTGACTTTTGACAATTCAATTATTATAGTTGATGAATGCCAAAACTTAAACTTTCATGAGTTAGACACAATCATAACTAGAGTTGGTCAAGATTCAAAAATATTTTTCTGTGGTGATTTTAGTCAAACAGATTTAACAAAAACAAATGAAAGAAATGGATTACATGATTTTCTAAGAGTATTACAAAACATGGATGAATTTACTTGTGTAGAATTTGAAATACCAGACATAGTAAGGTCAGGTTTTGTAAGAAGTTACTTAATACAAAAAACAAAATTAGGTATAGGTGTAGATTAATGAAAATTAGTTTAGAGGGTTTATCTCTCATTAAAAAATTTGAAGGTTGTAAATTACGAGCATATTATTGCTCTGGCGGTGTATTGACTATAGGTTATGGTCATACAGGTGGAGTAAAAGAAACTGATGTCATAACACAAGAAGAGGCAGACAAATTATTAAAAGGTGATGTTTTAAAATTTGAAAAATATGTAGAGGACAATGTAAAAGTAGAATTAGACCAAAGTCAGTTTGATGCTCTGGTTGCTTGGACATTTAATCTAGGTGTTGGTAATTTAAAAAGTTCAACTATGTTAAAAAAATTAAATAATGGAGAGTTTGAATCTGTGCCTTTCGAAATGAGAAGGTGGAACAAGGCAGGTGGTAAAACTTTAGATGGTTTAATCAGAAGACGCCAAGCAGAATCATTACTTTTTGAAAGTAAAGAGTGGCACCAAGTATAAATTATGACAAAACAAATAGAAGTCATTTTAAATGACACCCCATACTATTGGCCTTCACTAGAAACAAAGACAATAGATAAAAAAAGATTTTATGTAACACCAGAGGGTAATCAATACCCATCTATCACCACAGTATTATCACCAAGAAATAAAGAAGGTATAATGAGATGGCGTAAAAAAGTTGGTGGTGATGTTGCAACACACATAGCAAATAAAGCAGCAGTAAGAGGTTCAAAGGTTCATAAAATGTGTGAAGATTATCTAAATGGATTAGATATGGAAAAACACAAAAAAGACTTTTTACCTTACTGTTTGTTTAGTGAATTAAAAAAAGAAACATTTGATAATATAAATGAAGTAATTGGTCAAGAGCTAGTTTTATATTCTGATAAATATAAGATAGCAGGAAGAACAGATTTGATAGCAAACTATAGAGGAGAGTTATCAATCGTAGATTTTAAAACATCTACAAACGAAAGGAAAGATTCCTACAATGAAAATTACTATATTCAAACTTCTGCATATGCTGAAATGTTTGAAGAGTTGACAGGACATCCTATCAATCAAATAGTCATTTTAGTTGTAACAGAAAATGGCACAGTACAAGAGTTTATCAAAGATAAACAAGAGTACATACCATTACTAGAACAGACAGTAGAGGAGTGGTACAAAACATGAATGTAACATTTACAGAAAGTGCAGCTAATCAGGCGAAAGTAATTTTGGCAAGTGAAGAGCCAGGGTTAAATGTTCGTTGTTTTATACAAGGTGGTGGTTGCTCTGGTTTTCAATATGGTTTTACTTTAGACCAACAAAAAGAAGATGACCATGTATTTGAAACAAATGGTACAAAACTTCTAATCGACCCTATGAGTGGTGTGTATTTTCATGGTGCAACAATAGACTATAAAGAAGACCCACTAAATGGTAGTATGTTCATAATTAATAATCCAAACGCAAAATCAACCTGTGGTTGTGGAAGTAGCGCAGCATTCTAATATGTCAGTAAAAGAAGAAGAAATAAAAAAGTTTCAGTCTAATGTCAAATTGACAAGACATGATACACCAATGATAGATGAGTTAGAGAATGGCCCATGGCCATCATTTATATCTGGTATCAAAAGACTTAGAGATGAACATCCTGAACCAAGAATAAACAAAATGACTAATGACTTATTAGGTCAGTTAGAACATTCTTATGAAACTAGAAAAGGTTATTGGAAAGGTGGAACAGTATCAGTCTATGGATATGGTGGTGGTATCATACCAAGATTTTCAGAGGTAGGTAATCAGTTCCCAGAATCAAAAGAGTTTCATACACTTAGAGTACAACCACCTGCTGGCAATTTTTATACAACAGATTCACTTAGACAGTTAGCAGATTCATGGGAAAAATATGGTTCTGGTCTTGTAACTTTTCATGGTCAGACAGGTAATATAATGTTTATCGGTTCAACCACAGAGAACACTCAACATTTCTTTGATGAGATAAATGACTATGGATTTGATTTAGGTGGAGCAGGCCCATGTGTTAGAACTGCTATGTCATGTGTTGGTGCAGGCCGCTGTGAAATGTCGAACATAAACGAACATAAGGCGCACAGACTTTTAGTTAATAACTTTACAGATGATGTACATAGACCTGCTTTACCATACAAGTTTAAATTTAAAGTATCAGGTTGTCCTAACGATTGTATGAACAGTATTGAAAGGGCAGACATGTCTATCATTGGCACATGGCGTGATGACATGAAAGTAAACCAAGAAGAATGGAAAAAATTTATAAACGAAAAGGGAAGAAAATATGCAATTGATAATATCATCACTAGATGTCCTACTAATTCTCTTTCTATTGGTGATGATGATGCAATACATGTAGATAATAAATCTTGTGTAAGATGTATGCATTGTCTCAATGTGGTACCTAAAGCATTACACCCAGGTGATGACAAAGGTGCAACAATATTAATGGGTGGTAAAAGAACATTGAAAATCGGAGACTTGATGGGAACAGTTATAAAACCATTTATTAAATTAGAAACTGAGGAAGATTGGGAATATCTAGTGGAACTAGCAGAAAAAACAATAGACTTCTGGGCAGACAATGCTTTAGAACATGAGAGATGTGGTGAAATGATTGAACGAATAGGATTAAGTAACTTTTTAGATGGTATTGAGGAAGATGTTGAAGTCAATATGGTCGGTCATCCTAGAGAATCAAGTTATGTTAGACTAGATGATTTTGATAAAGAAGCTAAAAAGTGGTACGAAAAACAAGATGAAAGAGATAGTGCATAACACTTGACATTTATTGTAAGACCCTATATAATGCTACACTATGACAGATAATACAGTTCACACACCAAAATCATTTTCATTAGAAATAGAAAAAATTGCATTTGATAAGAGATGTACGCATCTTGATGCGATATCAATTTACTGTGAAAAAGTGGGTATTGAACCTGTATCTGTTGCAAAGTTAATAACAAAAAGTTTAAAAGAAAAAATAGAAGCTAACGCAAGAGATTTAAATTATTTACCTAAATCAGCAAAACTACCTTTATAATGCAACCAATAGATGCATACTTAATGTATTGTGCAATGAAAGCACATTTTGACAAGGGTGATTATGACTTCATAAAATATAGTGGTAAATCAAAAGTGTCAAGAGATTCATTCTATAAAAGGAATGATAGGATTTTTTTTGTTAAATTAACTAGAAAGTATAAAAGTAAAGATGACATACAAGATTATTTACTTGCTAACTTTTTAAAATATTCTAAAGGTTGGGTTGGTAAGTTTCATGAAGATAATTATACAGAGTGGAAAAAAAGAATACAAAGTTTAAATTATACTTTTAAATCTGAAATAGAACCCATACTAGATTCAAAACTTATTGCAGTTTCTGAAAATCAACATCCCAAACTATTAAAAGAATACCTAGGTAAAAGAGTATCATTAGAAAGTATGGTTATATTAGATAGTATTTTAAACTACAGTAAAACATGGAATACAAAATTAAAAGATGATTATGTATGGAAAGATGTTTACAAACTCATAAATGATTACAAAAGTTTTTTAAACTTTGATAAAACTAAATTTAAATTTGTGTTAAGAGAATTAATGGCATGTTAGAATATCACGAAAAGCCTTGGCCACATTTTACTGGTACATTACCAGAAGATTTTTACAATATTGTAAAAGACAAATGGGATACAGATGATAACAAAAAAGAATGGAACAAATGTAAAAATAGGTCAAACATAGTAATTGAAGATGATAAAATTAACACCATACTAAATGATATTAGTTTAGGTATATTATCTAGAAGTAAAGATATATTTGAAACAGTTTATCCTAGACTTGTTTATGAAAAACTTACAGGTATGTGTTCAAATTTATTTTCAGAGAATCCACCAAACGAAGCATATCCAATGAGAAAATTACATATTGATAATGGTAATAAGTTGGTTACAGGTTTGTGGTATTTTAAACATGAGGATGAAAAAGATGATGGTGGTCATTTGACATTACATAATCCTAAAACAAAAGAAGAAAAGATATTTGAATATGGAGCAAACAAAATAGTATTGTTTCCAAATACACCAGTGAGTTGGCATTATATAACAGATAGAAAAGAATCAAAATATCCTAGAAGATTTATTTGCATGAGATTAGAAGCAAGACTTAAATTGCATGATTATCAAACTAAAATGGGTAAGGATATTATGACTTACGAAGATGTAAAAAATAATTATGAGTAAAGTATTAATCTATGGAAATGGTAAATCTAGATTAGAGTTTGATGTTACTAAAAAATTTAAAAACATAATCACTTGGGGTTGTAATAAGATACATCATGAAACAAAAGTAGATAATCTTGTTGCAGTTGATTATCTTGCACAACAAGAAATATATCAAAGTGGTTATGCAAAAGAAAATACATGTTGGTTTTTAGATTGGAATGAATTACCTAAAAAGTTTATTGAAAAGCCTGCATTTGGTAGTAGGCATTTAGAATTATTAAAATTAGGTTTTAATGAAGACCAGATTTTTGAAAATAGTAAAACAGGGAAAACAAGATGTGTGGTAAGAGGTAAGAATCCATTTACTGCTTTACAAAAGTTTTATCACATGGATAAACCAAAAGATGAGGGTGAGATAGAAGCACTCAAACACAAGTGTATGAGAAATACAGGTTTGTATATTTC